CTGCCGGCCGCCACGCTGAGCGTCTTTGACGACCGATAGTCGGACGAGTTCAGCACGAGTGATATCGTTCCTATGAATGGTTGGCACGACAGGTCTAGCAGCGTGTCACTGACGGTCGTGGAAGGTGAACTCGGCGCTGGCTGCTGTGCCAGCAGACCAGCAGCCCCCGTAAAAAAGCACACCAGCAAGATGTTTTTTAGTTTTGGCATTTTGCCCTCTGACCTTATTATACTTCCGCGTGTGCCTGGGTGTACATACAATTGTTGCTACGCGTGCACGGGCGCTGGCCCGCGTCTCGCACGTATACATTAAAGATACACGACGATTGCACAGTTCAGCAAAATTTCCTTGTACTGTGGTTGACATTCGTGGTAAAATGGATTGTAGGAAAGGTCGAGCACCAATGGCACTTAGGAAAAATGTTCGAATCGCAGCAAAAGATGCGATGCAGTCGCTCAACTATGACCCGCTGACGGTGCTCGTCATGTGTGCACAGGACAGCAACGTCAACCAGGACACCAAGCTCAAGATTGCAGAAACACTGCTGCCGTACATGTATCCCAAACTTTCCAATGTCACAGTCGAGGGCGAGATCACATCCAACGTGACGGCAGAATCTCAAACTGCTTTGCTTCGGCGCGTCCTCGAGAACCCCGAACTTGCTGATGCGGCGCAACGGCTCAGTCTTGCAGCGGCCGAATCCATCCTTGAGACTGACATGGGTGAGGGAACAATTCAGTAAGGGAGAATTATTCGATGACACAGGAAGAGTTCGTCCGTTTCGTACTGATGTACATACAAAAGCACGGTGACACGATCGACCAGCAGAAGGCGTCGACGTTCCTCGCCAATGTCAGCGATGCCGAACATCAGTACATGACGAGGGGAGAGCCTCATGGCGCAAACCCGTACGATTCGCCAACCCATGCCTTGCCGGGCGGTACGGCTGCACATGACCCCTTTGCCCATGCTTTGCCGGGTGGCGCAATCCCACATGATCAGTCGACTCGCGTCTTGCCTGGCACCACCATAGCGCAGCCATTTCCACACAACGAGGTTCCTGGAAAGCCTGGAGAGTTGCCAGTAGGCACCATCAGTCATCCACTTCCACTCAATGAAGTTCCCGTGAAGGAAGTCAAGGGTGTTCCTGGAAAACCTGCTTAGTGCTCGTCGTTTCGCAGTGTTCAACCAGTGAGTTAGTGGCCGAATACGATTGGACGGCGTAACCGCTAAGGAGGACGCAGGGGCATGCAAATTGAGTTAGGTCCAGTTACCCAAGCAGCATTATCTGATCCTATTTTTGCTGGCATCATGTGGAAGATGACGCCAGCATCAATGGCTATGCGACTGTCGCAAGGTCGCTATCAAGCTTGGCACTATGTTCAACTCCTTTCTCGTAAGCTGGTGGATGTCGCCATGGGGCGATGCCCGCGGCTAATAGTTTGCATGCCCCCGTAGTCCGCGCCACGGCAAAAGTGAGCTGGTATCAAAGTGGTTTCCTGTTTGGTACCTTGAAAACTTTGACTACCGCAAAATCGTTGTCGCTTCTTATGAGGCTGATTTTGCGGCAAAGTGGGGAGGTAAGGCAAGGGACATCGTAGCAGAAAACCAAGACCTACTCAATCTTCGCTTCAAATCAAAAAATCCCGCAATGCACTATTGGGAGACTGAGCACGACGGTGCGATGATCTGCGCTGGAGTTGGCGGTCCGCTCACCGGCAAAGGCTCAAATGTGTTGATCATTGACGATCCTGTTAAGAATAGTGAGGAAGCAAACTCCCTAACCATGCGAGATAAAGCTTGGGACTGGTGGACGTCAACTGCTCGCACGCGCCTTGAGCCTTCAATAGATCCAAATACAGGGGAAAAAGTCCAGCCAGCCGTGATCATCATGGCCACAAGGTGGCACAGCGACGACCTCATCGGGCGCCTCATCGACCCAAAATTTTCCAATGACAAGGGTGAGCGCGAGCAGTGGGAAGTATTCGTATTTCCGGCTTGTGCTGAACCAGAGGCTGAGCAGTACTACCGTAAGTTTGGTGTGAAGGTAAATGACCTGCGCCTGGGTGCGCTGGGCGCCAATGCTTCAGCTGCTCGCTCAAAATCTATCAGAGATCAGCTTGCTGAAGCAGAAAATCCAGAGTGGAGAGATCTTTTGGGGCGTAAGCGCGGTGAGGCTCTGTGCCCTGACAGGTTTACGGAGCGAGATCTTTCCCTGTTTAGGAGCACAAGTCTCCGCGATTGGTTTTCTTTGTACCAGCAGCGCCCAGGTGATCAAGCTGACGATGGCAACGTTTACTACCAATTCGATGAGCGTGCAAACTGTAAACCTCTAGTAAGGGACGAGCGGATGCAGCTCTTCGTCAGTATGGATTTCAACGTGAATCCTATGAGTACGGTCATTGGACAGTATGATCGCGGCGTCGGGATGAGGTTGACAGAGCGGTTGGAAGTTTTGGAAGAGCTAGTTCTTCAAGACAGCAATACTGCGCTGATGATGGAGAAACTTCTCTTAGAACTGGTCAAATATCAGTGGGGATATGAGTTGAATGTTGAGGTCTACGGAGATGCCGCCGGGACTCAACGCTCGCCAAACAGCAGCAAAACCAACTGGCAGATAGTCGCCGAGTACTTTGCACTCAACCCCAGCATTCACACGCGCTTCGTGCGCCGCAATGCCAACCCGATGATTAAGGACCGCATCAACGCGGTCAACACGATGTTTAAGTCCGCAGACGGCACTGTGCGCCTATTCGTAGACGATGTCAAGTGTCGCGAGTTGGTAAAAGATTTCAAGAAGGTAAAGTGGCAGCAGGACTCCAGCGGCAACACTACCGGCTTACTAGACAAGACGGACAAAAATAGGACACACATTAGTGATGCCGTAGGATATGCCATTGAATATTTGTTCAGTCTCCGTGGCAAGGCCGGAGGAAGAAAAGGTATTGTCCAGTAGGACTCGATCTTCGGTCTGTGAGGCCGGACCGAGGGCGGGGGCTGGGATCGTGCGGTTGTGCGGTCGTGCGATCCCTCCCGCAGTATGATTTTGGAGGTTCTTTATGCAATGGACTGGTATGGGAAAGATGGCCGTCGTGGCGTCGGGTACACCCGTCCCCCTGTCACTAGTGGCCTTGAAGGTAAACACTCTTTTGATCACATATGATCCTGCTGACGGAACATCTTTCGTTTACGTTAAGGATGTAGCAGGCAACATCCTTGCTGCGATGGCAAGCCCTAATGCAAATCCTATCATGCTGACGGCGCCAGGCGGAAATCAGCTGGATCTGAGAAACTTTCAGATCGACTCTGGCACTAACGGCAAGGGGCCATACGTCGGATACGGCGTGGACTAGGGCCTGTCACAATGAAGAAAGCATACGAGTACAAGACGATTGTCATCGAGGACAGGGGCTTCATCACTGATGTTGTGTTCTTGCATGCCTTGAACATCGAGGGTGCGGCGGGTTGGAGGCACAAGGAAGAGCAGGTCATGGGAGCGAAGAAACTTGCAGTGCTTCTGGAGCGAGAGATATTGGTCGAGAAATATGTTCAGGAAACTTCAGATCCCGAGATCTTGCAGGAACTCGATGGGAGCAATAAATCGTGAGGAAGTTACTACTCAAGATTGAGCTTGTCGAGCACGCGGAGCAACGCTACGAAACTGCTGGCGATTGGGAAATCGGCAAGGATGGCTCGATCAATATCAGTGTTTCAGATACTGGCGTCAAGAATGACGCCTTGCTGATAGGGTTGCACGAAGCAGTAGAGGCTGTGCTTTGTAAAGCTCACGGTGTGACTCAGGCCGAGGTGGACAAGTTCGACATCGCTTTCAATAAAGATCATGACCTCAGTGAGGACGAACCTGGGGAAGATCATGCAGCGCCATATTTTGAGCAGCATGCTGCGGCTGACGTCGTTGAAAGATTTGTGGCACTTCAACTGGGCGTTCCTTGGAAAGTTTACAGTGAGAGGGTGGACGGACTATTCAAGGAGAAAGAGTAGCCATGGGCGTTGTTTACTTAATAACGAACAATGTCAACGGCAAGGTATACGTTGGGAAGACGGTGCATACGCTTAAGGAGCGGTGGCGCACTCATTTGTATTGGGCTAAGCGTGGGTTCAAGGGAATGGTTCTTTATTCTGCAATACGTAAATATGGTAATGAAGCTTTTTCTATAAAAGAACTTGGCGTGACTAACACTCCAGAGGAACTCAATGCTCTTGAACGTTTGCAGATTGCTTGCCACGGTTCGACTAATCCGCGCGTTGGCTACAATATGACTGTTGGTGGTGATGGCGGTCCACTAACCCCTGAAGCAAGAGCAAATTTGTCCAGATCAGTTCGTGCTGCGATGACTACTTCTGTAAGAGAGAAGATTTCTGCCGCGACAAAGGCAGCACTTACTCCAGAAGTAAGGAAGAAAATGTCTGAGGCAGCTAAGAAGCAGGATCCAGCGACGCGAATTGGCCCATGGGCGAACAAAACATTTTCAGAAGAACATCGTAACGCTATTAGTCGCGGACTAACCGGGAAAAAGCATACGGCTGAAAGACGTGCTAATACAGCTAATGCTCGCAAGACACACTGCAAGAATGGGCACGAATTCAATGATAAGAACACGTACATTGCTCCTAGTGGTGCTAGGCAATGTAAAGCTTGTCGCTTTACAAAGCTAAAAGGATGGCGTGAGTCTGGGAGGTGTCTATCCGCTTCTTAATGTGTTCAAATTGTGGAGAAGGTTCCGGAATCTTGAAATTCATTCAAGATGAAGGCAACGATTGCCGACTCTACATCAAGGAACCCGGCTACAAGAATGTCTGGGACGGTCTCCTGCCCAAGGCGAAGAAGATCGACCCGCGGCCCGACGAGGTCGTCATCTTTGACTTCAGCGGCTTTGGCGCCATTGCCGACAAGCTGAAAAAGTCTGGCGTGCCGATCGTTGGTGGGTCGTCCTTTGCTGACAAATTGGAACAAGATCGCCAATTTGGTTTCGACATCATGGAGGAGGCTGGCATCAAGGTCCCGTTCACCACCGAATTTGACGACTTCAAGGATGTCGAAAGTTTTCTTGATGAGAATGGTAAAGACGAGGACGGTTGCGAGCGCCGTTTCGTTTTCAAGCCGAGTGGCAAGGGACTCCCGTGCCATCTCACGTACGTCTCGATTGACCGCGGAGACCTCGAGGAATACCTCAAGTATGTCGAGAAGAACTACTCCAAGGACATTGACTCTTTCGTCCTGCAGGAGTTCGTCGAGGGTGTGGTCGTCAGTTCAGAGATGTGGTGCGATGGCACGAAGTTCCTTAGGCCTGGGAACCATACGCTTGAGGTCAAAGCTTTTATGGACGGCAACAACGGGCCGGCCACAGGTTGCTCCGGAAATATCCTCTGGATTGAGGACGGACCATGCAGGATCATCAACAGTGGCGTGGCAAGGGTAGAGGCTGCTTGTGCAAAGGCCGGGCACGTCGGTCCTATCGACCTTAATGCTGTGGTCAATGACACTGGCGTTTATGGCCTTGAATGGACTCCTCGCTTCGGTTACGACGCTACTCCTACACAGTTTTTCCTGATGAATGACAGCATCGGGAAATACTTCTCTGATGTTGCTCGCGGGCAGGCGAGCCGCATGCCGATGAATGATAAGTTTGCCGTCGGCGTTCGACTAAGCATTCCGCCATACCCTCTGGAACCAGAAAAACCTGAGCACGTTCAACTTGTTCGTCCAAACGTCGGCATTCCAATTCGTGGCTTGACTGACCAGAATGCTGGGCTGTTCTACTTCTATGAGGTAATGGAGGAAGATGGTGCTCTCGTGCATTCCTCTGGCACGGGTCTGATCGCCTGTGCCATGGGCATTGGCGACGAACCATGGAGCGCTTTCAACCAGGCATATCATTCCCTGAATGAGATCAAGATCCCAGAGAAGCAATTCAGGACTGACATGCGGGAGACCTTGTGCTACATGCATGATCAAGTAGAGTACTACGACAACGTCTCACTAGGGTCTATTGCTAACAAGATCGACATTGAAGAGCCAGTCGAGGGGATGAAGTAATGGGCAGTACTGGCGTGCCGGGCCTCAGCCCGATAGTAACATTTCCAACTCGTGATGCGACGTACGTAGCTCCTCCCTTGCAAGTGGAACCTGGCCGAGTTGCTGTTGCGCTGCTCGATCTCAAGCATCCAGAGTACTCTGCCCGTTCTGAGGCGTGGATTGATCTGTCCCTGATGTACGAGGGTGGTGCCGCACTCAAGATGCGCTGCGAGCGACTCCTCAAGAAGCGCCCGAGAGAAGATGAGGAGGTCTACGCTGCGCGCATGGATCGCTTCACATACCAGAACATCCTTGGCACGGGTCTCGGCTGGTATGGTGCGGCAATGTTCGACATTTCCCCAGAGATCTTTTTCAATGGCAAGAGCGGAGATGAGCCATACACGAAATTCTTGGAAAATTGCGACGGCAATGGCACGACGTTCGTGGACTTCTTCAAGAAAACTTTTCAGATTCTCCTGACATTCGGTGCTGGGTGGGTCTTGACAGACTTGAGGGCACTTGGCGAAGGTGAGAAAGCTCCCGAGACAATGGAGCAGGAGAAGCAAATGGGTCTCCGCGATCCGCATGTCGCTTGCTTCACTCCTTTGAACGTTATCAACTGGCAAGTCGACACGATGGGCAAGCTCGTCTGGGCGATCGTCAAGACCGAGGTTCAAAAGCAAGAGTTCTTGAAGAAGCCAGAAATTGTCAGCACTTGGTATTACTACGATCGTAAGTCATACCAGGTCTACGAGGATCGTCGAACTTTAGAGGAAGAGGTCCGCGTCGCCAGCAATAGCGAGGGGCGGATGGCCAAGTTCCTTAGGGGCGGGCAACACTCACTTGCGCACGTGGACAGACTACCACTCAGGCGCATCACGCTTAGTGAAGGTTTGTGGCTTGCCAACCGAGCTTACCTGCTCTTGGTAGATCACCTCAACCAGGACAACACTCTTGCTTGGTCACTCTTCATGTCGAACCTTGCTATTCCGATCATCATTGGCGACGTCGATCCGAGCAGCATGACGTACACTGAGACTGGCTACCTGCAGTTTCCTGCTGGAACAACGTACCAGTGGTCGGAACCCGAGGGCAAGAGCTTTGTGCAGTCAGCAAGGCGCGTTGAGTCATTGCGCGAGGAGTGTTTCAGGTCGATGAACTTGCAGTCACAGGGGCGCAGCTCGAAGGCGACCCCGGCAATGCAGTCCGGGCGCAGCAAGATCCTCGACATGATGCCAGCAAAGCAGATTCTTGCCGGTATGGGTGACGACCTTCGCCGACACATGCAGGACGTACTTTGCGATGTTAGGGATGCCCGCAAAGAAGCAACGGTAGAGCCAGACGTTCGTGGGTTCAGCTTCCAAGAAGACATGACTACTGAGGAGGTCTTCTCCGTCACGTCCCTCTTGCAGTTGCGCATTCCATCAGAGACCTTTGAGAAGTTCATTTACAAGAAGGTCGCGAAATCCTGGATGCCGGATGCAAACAGGAAGGACCTCAAGGTTGTGTACGACGAGATTGAGGCTGGTCCCACGATGGAGGAGCGCGAGAAGAAGGAATTGCAGCAAAGGACCGATGTTGCAAAGCAGACGATGCGGACCGCTCTGACCAGTAGAACTTCCGCAAGTCAGATGCCGCCAGGACGCGGCGGCAACGGTCCAACAATCAAGCAAGCTTAACGTTCGCAGAAGGAGACTTATCAATGTCGCAAGTTCCGTATACTCGTTTGACTACTGCCGCGTTTACGACACTAGCGTCGACGCAGCTCAGCGCGCTGTGCCCGTACCAGATCAGGCAGGTCCAGGAATTCCTGGATCGGGTAAACTGGGGCAATGCAACCACTACTCCTGGTGTTACGCCTGCTCTAGGCATGGGGTCTGATTCTGACGTTTCATCGCAACCGACCATTGCTCAGATTCTCGTAGCGGTCGGCGCGAATAACCCGTAAAGTTCGGCAAAATAGTTGTTCACCGCGCGCCCAAAGCGGTGTACAATAGAAGTGTGGAGTAAGGAGTCTCAACATGTCCGTCTTGAATCAAAATGGTGGTAAGGGCGCTGATGGAAGCCAGGCCCCGCTCACTCTTGAGCAGGTCATGGCAGAAGTCAACAAGAACCTTGAAACTAGACTGAGTGTCAAATTCGACGAATTCAAGAAGACTGGCCTCGGGGACGCCATCAAAACTCAGCTCGATCCGCTCAATGCAAGTTTGACCACGATCAACGAAGCGCTCAGCAAGCTCACTTCCGGCGGCGGTGGAGTAACTCCACCTGCTGGCGGTTCTGGTGGGACCGGTGGCGACGGAGGGAGATCTCCCGAGGTCAATGCCCAGTTGAGGACGCTCACAGACACGGTCAAGGCGCAGGGCGGCACGATTGCCCAGCTGCAAGCTGACAAGGAAAAAGCTGAGAGAAGGGCCGAAGAAACCGATCGCCATTCCGTAATAAGAACCGCACTCAATGGGCTGCCGTTCGTCAATGAGAAGGCAGCCGACACCGCGTTCTCCATCGTCTCGCCGCACGTGCGGCGCCTCGATGACGGCGCTCTAGTCGCAGAAAGCAATGGGGAGAACTTCCCGGTTCAGGCCTTCACGAAGGATTTTCTTGAGAAGGAGCATGGGTACCTCTTCAAGGCTTCAGGGGCCAGCGGGTCGGGAGCGTCTTCCAGTACGGCCACCACCCATTTCGGGGCTAAGGCCGACACGAACATGATCAAGGTCGGCATGAAGGCCGAGGATCGTGCGTCGGTAGTGGAGTCGATTGCAGCAGCATTGGCGCCGCAGTAGAGAGCATGACAATGGGACTCAGGGGACCTAAGGCGAAATACATCGATGAGCAGGCGTTCTTGTCTTGCTCTCCTGAGTCTGACTACTGGTGCGGAATCCTTGCCACGGATGGCTGTGTCGGACTTTACGGTTCGGCACTTACCCCGATGATTCAGTACGGTACAATTGATATTGAGCACGTTTATAAGTTTCGCGCTTTTGTAAAGTCTGAGCATGCTGTTGTGCTTCTCGACCGTACTAATGCTTGGGGCCGATGCAAGGCTGCTCAAATTGGCTTTAGGAATAGAATAATAGGCGAATTTTTGATCAGCAACGGTATCACGCCTAAAAAATCTTTAACACTAAGGGTTTCAGAGAGACTCGCAGCATCACCACACTTTTGGCGTGGAGCAGTAGACGGCGATGGTACTGTTACAATTTCGAAACGGTATGCACAACCGCAAGTTTTTTTGTCATCTAGCAGTTTTTCTTTCATAATGCAATTTTCTGAGTTCTGTGTGAGTTTGGGGCTGCGGCCAAAAATTTCAGCAAATAAAGATCGATGCTATTCTGTAGGTTTTGGCTGCCAGCAAGCAATCAAGCTCTTGTCTGTCCTGTACACCGATGCCACGGTGTGGCTCGATAGGAAGAAGGCGAAGGTTGACCAGATATTTGCTCAACCTACCCGCCAACCGTATATGTCTAAGGTAGCGAAAGTGGCAGGTGTTCGCATTAGTGCGGGCGCTGTTCAATGAAAAAGGAGAAGTAAGCATGGCAACTATCACCTCTGCCAATGTCGCAGAAGCCATCGTCAAACTCGTAGCAGCCGACGCATTGCCGGCTTTGGTTGGTAATCTAGTGATGGGGAACTTGATTAACCGATCTTACGAAGCCGACCTGGCCAACCAAGGCGATTAACAAACCCAGTCGCCGGACTCAAGCAATTGGGTCCAAGAAAACCTCGTGAATTGCTGGGAAGCCTACACTCTTGGGAAGAGCATGGTAATCAGCAGCCAAGCCTGGAAACAGGAAGGTCCAACGACTATCCCGTAAGGGAGTACGACCAAGCGGTCGGAAGCGCGAGGCTCCAAGGAAACTTGGATGATGATATAGTCTGACCTGCGAACGAAAGTCGCAGAAGGTCGGGAGTAGCGATCCCGGTCGCAACATACGTGACGGTCAACATCCCAATCCCGCCGATCATGGCGGCCAACAACATCAGTGAAGGTGGAAGCGTCACCCCGCAGAATCCTTCTCTGGGCAACGCTCAGGTCGTGATCAACACGCATGCGGAATCCTCGTTCCAGATTCCGGATGTGACGCGCATCCTTGCGCATCCTGACCTGCTGAACATGTATATGATGCCCGCGATCATCTCGCTCGCGGAACGCATCGAGCAGGACTTGACTCAGTTGTACCTGAACCTGACAGCCAACACGGCTGTAGGTACGGCCAACACGACCATCACGGAGTCCGTCGTCGACAGTGCAGAAACAGCCCTGTTCACTGCCAAGGTCCCCGACTCCCTGCCCAAGTTCCTGGTGACGACCGGCTCGACGTATTCCGACATCCGCCAGATCCAGCGCTTTTCCGAAGACAAAGTTTCTCCGGAATTTGCCAGCGTTGTTCCTAGCGGCATCGTCGGTCGCCTGAAGAACTTCTATGTCATCCGCAGTCAGTACGTCCAGAAGGTTGCCACCACGACCTACAACCTGGCATTTGCCCGCGACGCGTTTGCACTCGTCATGCGCATGCTTCCCAAGCCGTTGCCGAATACCGGCGCCGTCGCGGAATATGCAAGCATGGGCAACTTTGGAATGCGCGTCGTGCTGAGCTACGCGCCGAACACTCTGGCCCAGCAATTCACCGTCGACTGCCTCTACGGGGTCGCCGTCCTGCGGAACATCTACGGCCTGCAGGTCCTGTCCTAGATCGAACACGAAAATTGCGGGGATCGGGCGGCCTCACTCGAATCTCTCGGTCCCACCGCAAGGAGAATGAAATGGATTTGAAGACGTACTACGACGACATGCGGAAGACAATGGCCGACCTGGAGCGAAGGCACCCGGACGGCATAGTCTACGTGACGTCAATGTTCCACCGCGAGCGAAACTCAACCCCCGGAAGCACGCTAAGTGCATCTTGTAGGAATGCCGCTCGCGTCATTACTGATGGCACGCACAAGGAAGCCACCCAAGAAGAGATTGACAACTTCCTTGACCATCAGCAGGATGAAAACCGGAAGAATACGATAGCGGAGCAAAAGAACAAGCGGCAATACATTGTCGTGGTCGACAACAAGGAAGCTGCTGAACCAGCCCTCATTGGATCCACTACGGCAGGAAAGGCCGCACTCTCCGGGAAAAAGTCTGAAGCTTCAAAAGATTAGGTTCCTTGGGGCATGCGCAAGTCCAAGGTGCTCGTGCATAATAGACAGCGATAAGCTGCGCCCATCAGCCTAAGTTTGCGCAAGATGTTCGTTAGCAATGTTCAAAAGAGGTAACAGCAAATGACCCTCCTTCCAGTTCAAGCAACAGTCACGAAGACTGCAACATTTACAGGCACCGCAATTGATGTCTCCGGCATCACAGGTGACTGGACCCTCAAACTTCAGGTACAAGCTATGTCGGATGCGGTAGCCGCCACCGTTCCGATGGTACGCATCGGCTTCAGTGATACTGTCAACGATTGGACGGCGTCGATCGCCGGTCCAGCAATCAGTTTCAAGGGAACCCTTGCCGCGTCCTACGACAAAGTGAAGTCCTTCAAGAAGCAGGATTTCCCGGACCTTCGCCTCGGCACCGGCAGTGCTCAGCTTCGCATGAACCTGCTCAACATCGAGTCCGGCGGTTCGGTTACTTACCGCTCTTGGCTCGAGTACTAAGCGACGGGTGCCTGTCCTCAGACCGCGGGACCCAGCCGATCTTTGCGGCCGGGTCCCGCACTAGTATAGCGAGGAAAAAATGCTTTGGACTGACAGCGTCTTCATAACTCCAGACGACCTTTCTAGACTCGACTCTGAGGTTGCTGCGGTCGCTACTGCGAACGACATCACTCTCACGGGCAACAATGGCTTGCTGCGCGGCGCCATAGAGGAGGTGTCGAATGAGATGATGAAGCTCGTCATCGCCTTTGGCGGCTACCTCAACTCAGGAGATCTGTCAGCAAACCACATGGCTGCAGTGCTAAACGTTGGCATCGGCAATTCAGTCCGCCAGAAAGTCTCACTGCAACAGATCATAGTCTCTGCTGACGTTTCTGGGCAATGGGGATGGGTCAAGCAATGGGCCATATTCTGGGCGCTGAAGACTTTCTATCGCGATGCCTTTAGCCGCCTTGGCGGTGACAGGTACAAGACGAAGATGGATTTCTACAAGGATGAGTTGCAGCGGCGAATAATGCCCAACATGTGGGCGCTCGGTGTGCCGATCACGCTAAGACCCCTATCAAGGCCGGCAGCACTCTTTGAGCGAGCTACCGGAACTTGGGACAGCAGCAATGTTTTGCTAGTAACTGGTTCTGGAACTTTGGACAAAGTTTCTTGCGATGTTGTGGTTACGTACTGTGACATGTCGCAGGCGAACCTCTATGTCAGTCCTGATGTGCCGAATAATGCAGAGTCAGATGCGTCGGACACAATCACCATTGCGATGACAGTAGGAAACGTCATTGGCGTAGATATTTCCTCGCTGCGTCCACCGACAGGAAAGCAACATCCGTCGCAAGTCATGGTTGTTGTTGTAGCGCCCTTGAAAGCGACGCATTGGAATGTTTATGCTGGTCCAACTGGCGGCACACTATATCTGCAGAACCTTGCTCCGATACCGATAGCGACTACCTCATTCGCACTTCCAGGAAACCCAATTGTTTCCGACTATCCACTGGGAAATGGGCAGTATGCCGAACGTAGGTTGTCACTAGTACCAACTAGGCAGCGCGCTTAAAATCGTTTGAAAGGAACATGGCAAAATGAAGAGCAGATTTTTGCTGGCATTGGCGTTTATCTTAGTGGCTATACCTGCTATGCAGGCGCAGTCACATTCTGCTACTACATCATGGGTTGCTTCCACAACCCCCGCAGTCACTTACAATGTATACAGGGGTACTGGAGCATGCACCGCTTCTCCGTCAATGTCAATCGTGGCGGGCTCGATCAGCCCAACGACTTATGCGGACACAACCGTGTTGGCAGGTACATCATACTGCTACTATGTCAAGGCGCTGAAGAGCGGACTGGAAAGTACGGCCAGTAACTCTGTCACGGCAATAATTCCTGCCGACGCGCCATTGCCGCCTACCAGTCTGACAGTCGTGGTGAACTAAAGTGCGACTCCTTGCCCTCTTGATCGTCCTGACATTGTCGGTGAATGCCCAAGCAGTGCTGTCACTGTCTTCTGCAGATGCGCAGGCTGGGGGCAATGTGCAACTCACGCTGAGCCTCACGTCAGGAGTTGTCAAGTCGGCGGGCGTGCAGTGGGTGCTTAGCTTCTCACCATCCGACTTCACCTCCATGACAGCTGTGGCTGGCAGTTCGGCCACGTCAGCAGGCAAGCAGTTGACTTGCCATGGATCTTCTGGGCAATTCACTTGCATCTTGGACGGTGTCAATGATACTACGATGCCAGACGGCCCAGTTGCTGTCATCACACTCTTACTCACGACTGGTAGCAACATTTCCCGTCCCGTCAGTGTCTCTGGCACAGCAGCAT